CACACGCCAACTCTTCATCATCGCACTTACGAATCCAATTAATTAACTCATTTATAGTATCCATAGACATGAGACTATACCAACGACCATCCCGTTTCTCAAATCCACACTTAAGAAAAGTAAAATCAGTTATAGGGCCATATTTGACCATGGCATCAACTTTATTAGCTGCTGTATAAACCATACCGCGCTGGCGTAAATGCTCCTGCACAGTAAGTCCATTAAACTGTTCTTTGTAATCATCATGTACACTGTAGATGTTATCATCACCGTAAATGGATTCACGAACATTCTTATGATACGTAGCCATATCGGTTTGAGTAAGCTCCAACCAAGCATGACGTCCAGTAAAAGTATCAACCATGGTATTAAGGATTACTGTAATAGGCAAACCCGATGAAACTCCTTTGGCAGTGTAATAACGAATATTACCATACTGATGTTGACACTTACAATTCTCATCCAAAAGAACAAGCCGCGCAACACACTGCTGTTTCACCATAGTCCAAAACTCCGTCTTTCGATTAAGCCAGGGCCTACTGCCATACAAAGCGCGAAAATATTCCACACTGAAAGATTCATCAAGTGGCCAGCCCAGAATAACATACCAATCATTGATAAGCTGAACAACCTGTTCGACAATCTGTGGTGGTACCTCTCCATCCCAACCGGAAAAGTCTCCTGCAAAAATATTATCGCCCACCTCGTGCAATCGACGCACCATGCAGTCCCATTCGGGCCCCCACGGATCAATTCCCACTGCGGAGAAGCAATGCAATCTCTGTGTGTAAAAATGAGCTGAGAACGATAAGAAATACTTCCTAAAGACCACAGTATAGTCCAGCGGACCCATAGTAAAGATCCGAGTCTTTCCCAAGGCCACCTTGGATAATGCTCTTCTTTCATCCTTAAGACTCGGAACCCAAACAGAATCCACGCGGTGACCATGCCTAGCACAAATATCGCGCCACTCGATAGCATCAAGAACACGCTTGTCAATAACATTATCAACTCGATTGTCAGAAGGATCACGTGAAAGGAAAAACTCCTTCCCCCGCTGACCAACAGGCAGCAACTTCCTCCATGGATACCCAGCAGAAGAAAAGGCATTTATAGCATCGAAATACTCCAAACGTCTTATACCGCTAACCGCCTCATGATTACTCAACACACGCGGTTCAACTGCACCTCCACACGCCAACTCCATTAGCATATCAAAGCGAATTTCATCCAAAAACTTCTTGTTCCAAGTTGTGGCCGGCTTCCCGTACTTCTCAACATTCTTCGCAATGAGATTTGGAACTTCAATTTCCAACCGTGGATCTTTCTCGTCCAACACCGCTGGTCCTGTAACAGGAGCAGTAAGTGCTCCATGAAGAACCGACTCTCGAACTGCAGTTTTATCACTCTTCCGAAGATAATCTTTCACAACACGATGATCATAAAAATTTCCCTGAGGAAAAGGAACTTTAGCCAAAAACTCTCCATCCCCTTCATCAAACAAATTCTCGCCAGTAATGGCAGGTCCACTCTGCTCACAAATAACCTCCTTCATTTGCTCAATAACCTCTTTAGTAACAATCTCTGCAACTCCATAATTCTTTGCCTTAACTCCTGCCACATGCATACCGCATATTTTTCGGAGAGCACCTGAGGAAAAGCACAACAAAGGCGCCCCACAATCCCCAGCGTACGTGTCAATATCATACGTCCATCCATCGGCAATATTATATTGCTCTTGCGAATTACACGTGTACCGAACTGGTTTAACCTGCATCTTGATATCACCAGTGCGCTGTCGAAATCCAACACCATTAGCATCATTTTCAATAGGCACAACAAGTGCGCCTGGAAATTTTTCCAAAAACTCAAGATCTTTATCCGTGAAATACAACTGACTAATATCCGGAAAGCTACGTCCCTGTAACTTACAATCATACATAAGAACATCACTCTCCTCGAGCGTTGCACACTGCTCTGGATTAAAAACTATATTAAATACGGTTCCATTATTGAGAATGACTTTGAATTCATCTCCTTCAGCGATAAAACCCTTCTCCCCTGTAAGAGAATGTCGTGGCATAAGCACATATGTGCCATCCATCCCGACTCCACAAGTGATTCGATCCTGATAACGAACTTTGACAATACTCTTACGTGCAAGCATGTACGAAATATCGTCAGCGACCTTATCCAATGACTCCCCAACCGCTTTAACCGTTTGCGCTTTACGTTGTACACGCTTAGCACGACGAGCTTTTCGCTTTTGGCCCGATTTCCCTTCGCTCCCCGCAGCCATGAAATGGGTTATGATCTCCGCTGCGGATCAACGTTCCAGATTCGCTACATCCTGCCAGGCTCGCTG